GCGCCGTCGGATATCTCTACTTTGCCGCCGCGTTGGATATCGTTCAGCACCTTTTGGATATTGCCGATGGTGCCGAAGGCTTTCGAGAACTGAGCATCGTAGGACGCGGTACGCGCATGGGAGGCGCGCACCTCATCCCATTCCTTCTTGGTGATCTGCACAAACTCCGGCGCGGCCTCGCCATCTGCCCGTGGGGTTGCCGCGGGCTCTGGCTTGGCCTCCGGTGTCGCTGTCTTGCCGCTGAAGCCGGAGCCGAACTCGGCATCGGCTTCCCGTGCCTCGGCTTCCGCCGTTGCGGTTTCGTCGTCTGGTGGCATTTGGGTTGGTCTCCGTGACAGCCGCCTTGCGGTGGCTGGTGGCCGTTCGGTCAGTCCTTGATCACTGGCCGGTCAGCATCAAGGGCAATCACGTCCTTGAGGCCGTATATTTGACCGCGGAGTAGTGCGGTTTGTTGTTCCGTGAGATTTGGTCTATCATTCTGGTGCCGTAATTCGGCAAGCCGGTCCTGAAGATGGATCTTGAGCCGCAGCCATAGTGGGCTGGCCTTGTCGTGCTCGGTGAGGCTGAAGTCGGTCATCGCAGCAACGGCCTGCCGCCATAGAACGCGCACGTTATCAAGTCATACAGCAGATAGACGATGAATATCGCAATGACTGCTCCGAGAATAATCCGCAGCGTCGCGGCGATCATCCCGCCCCACGCGCCCAGCGCGCCGACAATCTGCGGCAGCCATATTTGCAGGATCGCCACTAATGCACCGACGATAATCAGCCATACGATTACCTGGACCAAAAGAGAGATAGAGAAGCATGCCATGACTATTGCACCAGCCTTTTCGCTGCCGACAAACGCCCCGGGGCAGGTTGCTGAAACGGCTCGTCATCCGTGCTCTGGAATGTGTTGGCTGCGAGCCACTTCTCGCAATCGACCACACGATACATAATGCGACGCGGTCCCATCCGAATAAAGCAGGGGCCAGTTCCGTTGTGACGCCAGCGCAGCGCCGACCGAGGCGGCACCCTATAGCGCTTGCAGAATTCCGACTCGGTCAGATACTCAGCGCTAGACTTGTTCATTGCGTCACCTGTGAAGCTGCCTGCCCGTTAGCCGCGCGCCCCGGCGCCTGCACTGGCGGCTTCGGCATCTGGGCCTGCACCATCTCACGCCGATGCTTGCGGTCGGCAGCCTGGTTGTTGACCGCGTTCAACTCACGCTCGGTATTCAGCTGCATCGCGGTCTTGGCCAGCGCCGTCTTGGCCTGATCGAGCGACATGCGGTGCTTGTTGGCGTAGTCGAGCAATGCGAGATCCTTGCGCGTCTCTAGCTCATGCAGCCGGATCGTGGCATCGACGTGCGCCTGCTGCTGATCTGCCGCGATCTTGCCGCCTTCGAGCTGCTGCGCTGCCGCGGCAACCTGCGCCTCGGCCTGCTGGCTCTGCTGTTCGGCCGTCTGCTTCATCACGCCAAGCTTAATCTGGGTATCGGCATTGATCTTGGCAGCAGCGACTTGGGGCGCCTCGGGCGGCGGGGCGGCGTCCAGCTTCTCCTGCTCCTCTTTGGAATACGCGATGTCATCCGGGTCAAGCCGCTTGCTCTTCAGGAACAGCTTGGCCCACCTCTTCGGATCGAGGCCATACAGCGGGTTGGCCACGACGCCAGCCATCTGCGCGATGGACTGATCCTGGATGGCCCGCTCGACCAGCGCGATCGAGCCATGCGCATCGATCTGAAACTCGCCCTTTTCCTCGTTCGGCACGTCGGTGTCGAGCAGCAGCCATTCGTAATACTGCCGCACCACCGGCTCGGTAATGTAATCGTCGAACGCATAGCCGATCGAGCGCAGCAGCTGGTTCGCATTGTTGTTCTGGAGTTGCGCGGCCCCGAACGTGTCCGGCGTGGTCTTCCCAGATTGCCCCTGCGTAATCAGCGGAATGGATGTCGTCTCCTCCGCGAACCGCTCGCCCAGCTGGATTATCTCTAGCAATTGCTGGGTGACGTTCGGGATCTGGATCGCCATCATGGCCTGGCGCACGTCCTGGGGGCCGTCGTTGGTTTTCCACCAGATTTTGTCCGGCGTGATGGTCCATTCGCCATCCGCCGGTCGGATGGCGCTCTGGTCAACGACCAACTGGCTGCCAGCCGATTTACCTGCATTGTTCAGCAGCGCCCGCAGCGCCGCATTGGTGACCTTTTGCGGCGTGCGCATTTGCTCGGCGACGCCGACGCCGGCCCAATGCTGCGCCCGACGCTGCCATGGCATGCTGTGATAGGGGAAATTCCCGCTGTCGAGGGGGTTGAGCGCCGCACGCACCACGCTGTCGTTGATCAGCGTGACGATGGCGTGCATCGGGTCCGGCCCGTCGTCTGACTGCGCCGGTGGCTTGCCACACGCCTGGTCGATCGCAAGCATTTCGTCCTTGGTCAAGGTGCCGTAGAAGTACCAGACCTCGAACCGGCCCTTGGTTGCCTTGGCGTCGCTACGCCGGCCGTCGGCCTCGCTGTTGACCTTGTTCGGCCCCTCCTCCAGCACCTTGTCGAGCTGATCTCCGATGTAGCCTGGCAGGCCGCGCAACTCGCGGATCTGCCGCGCGCTCATGTGGTCGCGCTCGAACACGAAATCTCCGTCGTGGATGTTTTCCCCGCAGGCGGGGTCCGGAAAGATGTTCCACGGATCGACCCAGATGGCCGACGGGATGATGTTCTCCCGGAACTCCACATTGATGCCAGTGCCCTGCTTGTCCGCGGTGATCGCCATCACCTTCTTGCTTTTGGGCACTGGCGCCTTGAGCACGCCGACGCCGATGCGGGCCGCATCCGCGATCACCTTGCGGATCTCGGAGCGATACTGCGTCTGCTCCATCCAGTCGTAGATGCGCTGTTCCGCCGCCTTGGCCTTCTTGCGTGCCATCTCGATCGCCTCGACCGCCTGATCCTTGACGGTGAGCGGCACACGCGGCGGCTCGGCAGGCGCAGGCGCCGCACCGGGCGGTGAGGGAACCGATGCGGCGCCCGGCATGGCCGGCTGCCCCAGTGGTGGAGCAACGCCAATGCCGGCCTGCGGGAGTGTAGGAGGCGCTTGGGCGGCCTGCGGCGGGGGGGCCGGCATCGGCTCGCCCTTCGCCAGCGGGCGCGTCAGCGGCACGCCAAGCTCGCTGTGAACGATCTGGCTTTCGTCCTCGGATGCCTTCAACAACCGCGGCACCGGCATTTCGGAGAACGAGAACGCCTTGTCGTCGGCCGGCAGCAGGATCTCGGTCAGCTTGGCGACCCCAGCGTCCACGTAGCGGCTGGTCAACCGCAGGTAGACGGTGGATTTGTGGTCGGTCTCGCGCGGGCCGCGGCCAGTGTCCACCGGGCCGTCGCTCGACATGGGCTTGGACCAGCGGGCGTTGGCGAACTCGTGGCGGTTGAGCGCGTCCACGCCCAGGTAAGCTTCCTCTGCCTCGCGCCACACGTCCTCAATGCCGGACGACGACCTGGCGCCCTTGGCCTCTTCGCGCTTGGACGCGATCTGCACGCCGATCGCCGACAGCACCTCCGGCGGGGCCGGGACATGCGGGCGCAGCGCCGCGCGCACGTCGGGCGGCAGACCGAGCAAATTGTCGGAGGTGGAACTGCTCATATCGGGTCCCAGGTGATATCGAGGCGCGTTTGCAGCGCTGCCCCGACAGAAAGCGCCCGGACAGCGACATATTCATTGGCGACCACGGCGCCACACATTCCGGGCGGGATCGGCATTATCCATCTGGACAGCCGGACCGAAAACGGCATGGCCGCCCGCATAATCCGAACGGCATGCCGTACCGTAGCGGAGTCGAAGCAGTCGAAGGGAAAGGTGGTGAACATCGCCCCGAGTGTCTCGCTGCCTTCCTCGGTTGGGTTCAGCAGCGCCATGAACGCATCGAGCGCGGTAGAGGCTATGCGGGTAAGTGCAGCCTCGGAATGAGCATTCAGCGGATGCGAGAACGCCGGCGTATAAACCGGCAGTGGCGGAGGCGGGGGCGGCGGTGCCGCAGGCCGCTTCTTCTCCCGCTCGTGCTGCAGGAGCCCAGCCACTACCGCGTAGTCGTCTTCAAACTCCCTGCTGCGATGCTCATCCCGCAGCGCGATAAGGCCGCGCATGTGGCGAAGAAATGCGGCGCGATCGAACCCGACTGGCTGTCTGCCGTTGTGTGAGACCTGTTTAGGCTCTGCCAACGCCACCCGCAGCCGCCGCTCTGCCCTGGCGTAAAGCTGTCCGATGCGCGCGCTGCTAAAACCCCGCAGCGCACCAATTTCCCGAAACGTCATGCCATACCGGCAACAATCCCGGATGATCTCCCGCTCGCGCGGCTGTAGCCTGGTTGCTAGCGCCCGCTTAACGTCGATGCGCCGAATAAGGTCATCCTCGACAACGTTCACGTCACTTCCGCAAGCCGGATCGCATCGTCGAACAGACGCACGACGCGCCGTTGCGTCTGGTAGCCCCCATCGTTGTAATGATACACCGCCGAAACACGTCCCTTGACTTGTGTCCGCGCGCTATCCGGCAACGCCGGATAGACGTAGTCCACGAGCAACCGCGTTGCCTCGCGCGCATCCCAGTCGGCGGCTACCAGCAGCCATCCAATGACACAATGCGACGGCTCGTCGGTCAACCCAAGTTCATGCTGGGACCAACCCTGACCGCCGGCAATCCCGTCCCGCGCCAGCTTCAGCTTGACGAGGTCGGTCAACAGTTGCTCGGGCAGACAATCAAACGGCATGACAATCTCCGCTCATAGGTTTCTAGCTTCAGCCCAACATCCCCACACCGCGGATGGACTCGCGGAACGCCGGCACCTTCGGCATCGGCTGGTCGTCGACATCGCGCGCACCCATGGCCAGCGTGCGAAATGCGTCGGCATCATCGGATGCCCAGTCGTGCAACGGCGCAGCGGACCATACCTGCCGCGCCTCGTTCCATTCCCGTCGATAGGAGCGCAGGCTTTTCAGCCCTGCGGCGCAGCGCTCGGCGTCGAACCAGCACATCGGCAGCACAACCATGACCGCGTTGATGCCGTCCTTCACCGCACCAGGGCCGGACGGCACGGTGACGATGTTGCGCATTCCGAGGCTCTGCAATGTAGCGCGGCGGCTGCGGCCCGTGCCGAGCTCGTCGACCTCCACATCATGCGGCAGCAGATGCCGGGCGTATGTGTAAGGCTTCTGCGCCAGCACGCGCACGGTATCAGCGAGGCCGGAGCGTATATCGGAGAAGTGGTCGAAGATGCGCCACTGGCCCGAACGGGTGATCTGCGCGAACCAGACGCTCGTCGCGTTGTCCATGCCCAAGTCCCAGCCGGTTGTGACGGGCAGCCTGGGATCATACGGGACCGTTGTAATGCGCCCTTCGACTTCGGCATCCTGCAGCAGCTTGCCGTAG